TGAATGCTAAGTCTGCTGCCGGTACTGGTGAATATGGTGGAATGGGTGGACCAATGATTGTTCAAGGCGGAAGTAATCAAACTTCTAATAATACAAACAATGTATCTAATTCGAATTATACAATCCAGCAAGGTATTACACCTGATGACTTCCTCAAACGAGACTTTCTAAACTTCTCATATTAATAAAAAAAGGGACCCGAAGGTCCCTTTTTTCTTATTGGCCTGCAGCCAATTTTTGGAAATAGCTTAAGGTATCATCCTCATCATTTGAAGAAGATGCCGAAGCTTCAACCGGTTCATATGCTGGTTGAGATGGTGCTGGTGCTGGATCATCAAGAGAAATCGATTCAGCTGTAGTCATAACCATGTCCTCTTGGCCAAGAACACGATTCAACTTAGTTTTCAATTCGTCATATGTTTTATAGTTCTTAGGATCGAGGAACTCCTGTAGACTATATAGACGATTGTAAACTCCTTCTAGCTCATCGTCATCATCAGATAGAGCTGAAGTATTAGCAAACTCAGATTTATCATAATTACGGTAACCCGCAACTTGCTGAATCTTAAGTTTGAAATTCGCACCTTCCCAGAAATCAAATGGATTTACTGGATCTTCATCGGCAAACTGTGGTTGCATTACATCCATAATCTTATCAAAGATTTTTTTGCCAAATTTATAAAGGAATACTTTTCCTTCATTGTCTGGATTACCTGGATCAGATACAACTTGGATATTTGACACATAATGTAAACGACGCTTACGATCACGTGCTGTTTGCTTATCTTCTTCACGGCCAGAATTCCACAGTACTGAATTCATTTCAGATACCGGATCGTTTTGACCAATTGAAGTAAGAGAGTTTTCGATGTACCAAAGACCTGATGGACCTTGGAAACCATGATCCCAATAACGAACCCAAGGGAGATCCTCGCCCTGAGGTGCTGGTAGGAAACGAATTACGGCATAACCATTGCCTGCTTTATCAACAGTTGGTTTCCAAAAACGATCATCTACATAAGATTGTTTTTGTTGTTGACCACCACTTGCAGCTTCTGCTGCTTTAGTGAGTGAGTCGATAGAAGAGCGGTTACGCTTTAGATCTGCAAAAGACATATATTTTCTCCGTATGTTTTTGTATTTACTGAATTATCCACTTTATACATAATATTATAACACAATTTTATCATTGTGTAAACACCCTTAGCACAATATTTTTAGCTTTTTCTAAATCATAACTTACAAAGGGTGAATATTTACGAATCTTTCGTGAGACATCTGGCCACACAATAGTTTCGGTTATTTCTTTATCGGCCTTATTCATAAAGCCTGTCAATTGGTTTAGTATTACCACTGTTTCTATATTTATATCTCCAGCCATAAAACTCGTAATAATTTGTGGATGTCCATCTGAGGAATCTAATACTTGGTCAAAATTACCAAGTTCAGCTAGCTTAGATAAATCTTGTTCAAAGATGTAACCAAGTGATTGCATCCGTTTTTGGTATAGCCTATATGTATCATCGTCGTCTAACATATCACCAATCCAATTTTTGTCTTGAATAAAATAAGAAACATAATAACGAACAAGCTCTGACGCGTCATTAAATTTTTTACCAACTTTAGCAAAGAAATATTTGTCTCTTCGCTTCCAAAAAGATTGAGGTTTTACAGAAGTCTTATAGTTATATTTAATTGCATCATAACTATCTGATTCAAAATGTAGTTTCATAGATTGATAAAATCGAAAAGCGTCGTATGGTTCCATAATCATATTGGTAATGTTGCCGTATTAGAGTCTTTAATCATATTAAGGCGTTGAGCCTCTGCCGTTACTTTTTCTTTAAGAGCTGGAGTAATTACTCTTCCAGCATCTTCTACAGGAAATTCTAATTCTTCGCATATTTCTAAAATAGCATCTAAATAAGACAATTGAAACTTATTTACTTTCTTTTCTACAAGAGCAGAAAACCGCTTCTTAGTAAGAATTTTTCCTTCTAACATTATATTATCAGTTCCATTTGTAGTATTTGTGGGTACCAATTCTAGTTGTGTATGCAAGGGTTTTAGCCCAGTTAGGATTGACGTAGTCTGCATGATAATGAGTAGCTCCTTCTGTAATATCAATATTATTATACCATAAACTTAAAGCTTCGTACACAACTATTTCAACTAAAGCTTTAAGTTTTCCATCTGGCATACTGTCTGATTTACCATCACAATACCAAGAAAATTGACATTGGTTCCGAATAGGATTACCACGAGAATCAGTAGGACCTTGCCGTACTACTTCACATATCGTATTAGGATAACGATTATCGTTAACTCTATTAAGTACTACAGCAGTTACTGCCATAACCGAAGCATATCCATCTCCACGAGCTTCATAATAACCATTTTGGACTAAGCAATAAAGATCTTTATATTGTATTCTTTCAATTGCTTCTGCATTTGCTATCGATCCAAAGCTCGCAGCAATACACAATCCGAATTTAGTCGCCCATTTGGCGAATTTGTTTTTGTAGTTAAAGACATCCATGTATTTTCTATCTGTTTTATTGTTTTTGATAGTACAACTGGAATAACCTCGTCGGGTTTTCTCAGTTTAATTTTACGTGACTGCTCGTCAACGTTTTGCAAAGTAGTTCCTTTAACTTCAAATCCTTTTGAAGACATTGAAACATACTCAGTAAGCTCTTTAGTTTTAACGTTAAAAACGTATAATCTCATAGAGCCAATGATAGTAATTGGTAATATAGAAGTAATTTTAAAATCATTACATTCTTTAAGATACTTAAGGTTAGCAATTTGCTTATCAGCTGATCTAGGCTTTGGCGCACGAGTTTTACGAGTTGCTTTTGCTGATGCTTTTACTCGATCCAAATCTTCAATCATTCCATGAATCAATTTAATTCTGCGAAGTAATGCTGGACGCTTAATATGCGAATATCCTTCTACAGCTTGTTCACAACGTTTATGATAAGCATCTTCATAATCTAATAGCCAGCCTTCTAACCTTTTTAGAACATGACTGATATGTGAACCGGTCAAGCCATGCTTTTTGAAAGTATTATACATATCAAATTCTGGTTCTTCACCATCAATCCAAGCATCTTCTAGATCATCTAAATCTTGCATTACTGTAGATTGAATTTTATTAAACATACGTTGCTGAGGTGTAAGAACAATAACGTTAGAAGCAGCAGTTTGTGTAGCTTCTTTTTCTTTAAGAATTTCATTGCCTTTTTCAATAAGATCAGAATAGTATGCTTTAATTTGAGGCATAGCATTTTTATAATTAGAAGGAAGTTCTAATTCTAGATTAGTCCAATATATTGCTGCAACATTAAGTGAGTACATATAGAAATGATAATCGGGGTTTGCAAGAATAGCTTTAGCGTCTTCTTTAGAAAAATTATCTTTGATCCAAGGTTTAACTACACCACTACATTCTTTACGTTCAACTTCATTATGAACATAATATTTGAATTTATCAAATCCTTCAGTCATTGGTGCGCCAGCAATACCAAACTTAGGTCTTGCGCGAACAGTTTTCTTTTTACGAGCTGCCATTAGCTATTCTCCTCATTGAATATAAGTATATTCTATCACAGTTTTAAGAGAATGTAAACCCCTAAAATGCATTATTTTAAAGAAATTACCCATTGATTTTTTTCATTGTGGCGTTTATTGAAAAAACTTCCAATCATTCCTGGTAAAGTTTGTTCAAGTCGCTCCCGCGGCATCAACATTTGATATTCAAAGAGTTCCTTTGCTTTAATCGGAGTTGTTGAGCCGAGCTTTACAACTTCACCAGTCTGTCGATTAGTTAATTTAACTTTAGCATTAATTGCATATTGTCCTTTATCTAAAGTTGAATATACTGCCCGTCCCATATAATTTTCTTTATATGTAAATGTTGAACCTACTTCGGTTGCTAGCATAACTGTTTTCATAATCTATCCTTTCACAAAATTTTTCACAGTTTCTACTTTAAAAGATCTCCAATCTTGAACGCCCGTGTCAAATACGCGAATAGCTTTAAGAATTCGATCTAATCCTTCTCTTAATTCGGGAGTGTCATCTCCCTTTGGATACTTATGCTGTGGAATAATACTCATATCCAAAGTGCATTTCATAATACGAGTTTCACCATTTGTTTTTGTAAATGTTACTTCACATATACCATCTCGTAATTCACGTAGCATATTATTTTGATTTAGTTCCATACTAAAATTTCTCCTTACATGAGGTATTGACATTATAATAAATTCCTATTATTAGAGTTAAATCGAGTTTTTAGTCTTAAATCATTGAGATCTGGATTATGTTTAATTTTTATCGAATTTTGATTCCAAAAATAACCTAAGGCCTGACCTTCTTTGATATGAATATCTTTATCTTCACTCGCATCAATAAAGATACTAACATTTAAATCATGAATTCTTGTATATTTTTCGTTTATAACACCGCATGCTACTTCAAAATTAGCTTTTGGATTATGATATGTCGGAGGAAATAAACAAACGTAAGAGTTCATTCTAAATAAAATTGGAAAAACAAATTTAATATTTAAAACATCATCAAAAGTATTATTTCCTTCTCTTTGATATTGACTTGTTGGATGCCAATCTAAAGTTACAAGCTTATTTGCTATAACATGAGTAGAACTAATCTCTTTATTTCTAACCTCAATATACATTTCGCATGGTGCTGTGATAACTAAAGATTTAGCTAAAAGATCAGAAATTCCTGGACATTTTTTTACCGTAGCAAGACCAGGATTTCCTCTATTTGGAAAAAACTCGTTTTCAATATCTTCTTGCGAAATTATATTTTGCCTAAATTTACTAACTAAAGATTTCCAATGGCTAATATAATTTTTTTCTAAAGAAGTGACATAAACTGGAAAGTTTTTATACCAAGGATTACTTTTAATTCCATTAGCAATATAACTATTGATTACTTCAGAACCTTGTTTATCTAAAGATTCGTCCTTAAATTTATATTCAAAAAGATTATTTGACATTACTCATTATCTTCAAGTGAAAACATTAAATCTATTAATACATATAATGCTATATTTACTATACCCAAAACGAATAAAAATATACCACCAGTTAATATATCTAATTGCATTAGTTACGCCTCATGTTTGCATAATTTTCCGGATTATCTCCCCTTCCGACAGGGACGAGGTTTGATTTGTGCATTGTTGCGATTCCGATAATGTAGTCTCCTGAGTATTTTGGAGATTCTGTTTTTGTACCCGCTGCAGGTATGCTCTCCTTCGAGAAGCTTGGATAATTCTCTGTCGTGCGGCGTGGTTGGGATTCTTTCGATTCATAAGGAACAAACTCCTTTTTCTTTGGTTTAATTTTACCAGTGACATAATTAACATAGTCATTGAGCGTTTCAAATTGAGCAGAATGGCAATGTGCTTGACGCATACGTTTATTGTATTGACGCCATTCAACTTCAAGTTTTTTCATATCTTTTTTCTTTGGCTTACGACGAGAGTTACCATGTACTTGAACTCCCTTAATCATATGCATACTCATTTTTTACTCCACTTCTTATAAAGACCAGTGAGATCTAATGCAGTACTTTCTTCTTTAGCTTTCTTATTCTTCAAAAGAAATATTGACCATGAGCCAGTGTTTGGATCTTGTCGCTTACATGATATAACATATGGATCAGCTTCACACCAGCCTTCAATTTCTTTACTCATTAAGCCATGACCAGTAATAACGGTAATACTTTT